CGGTAGAAGCCACAATGTTAATTTGAACTCTTGATTCGTCGCTTTTAGAATATTCTTTTTTGGTATCAAATGCAACCCTTGATATTTGAGATAACGATATAGCTGGCAATTGAACTCCTTCTGGTATTCTTTGTGGATATATGCCAACAGTTATATTAGCATCACTCATCAATAAATTGTAAACGGCCTTTATTGCCTTCATGGTCGCAATTTATCAAATATGTGTTTGTTTTGAGTTACAATTTCAACCACATTGATTTCCGGCTTTTCCCATTCAAACTTAATTAGATCAGTAGGCTTTAAACTTTTGCCCTTTTTTTGATGCGGAGCAAGTACAATAGTGGCAAGCCACCGAGTTCGTTCCCATTCGTTTTTATATTGCTGAAGCTGTGCTTCTCTAAGGCCTTCAAGCTTTAAACGAAAAAACTCTGGTTTATATTTTTCTAAATCTTCAGGAGTAAAATTCAACTCACCATATGCAAGTTGTTTAATTTGTTCCCAGCTTAGAGGTTTTCCGCCTGGCTCTTTGCGGCCGGGCCTATCTGAAAAAAACCATTTACACTTTCAGTAAAGCCCTCCATTGCGGGAGTTAATTCATTGAAGCTTTGAATTTCATCTCCTAGATCTTCAGCTGTCTCATATGGGCATTTTTTACCTAGCTTTTTATATCCAGCTTTTATTCCGTAAAATGCACAAATGCGCGCAAATTTCAAGCTTTCTGCAGGGTTTTGCGCCTCGCCCAATGCTGCAAAATCACTCATCTTATTGTCTTCCATTATCTTCTCTATGGCATTCATTGAGAAAAGCAATGGGTGAGATATACCATTAATTGTTATTTCCATGCCGCGAATATAAACAAAAAGGCGCATTTCTGCGCCCTTCTGAATGGAATAAAAAACAAAACAATTAAATAGTGCCTACGGTCAAAGTTCCGGTACCTTGCAAAGCTACGGAAAAAGTAGAAACATCGTTCACAGGAGCATTCCAAGCAAAAGAAGTAATAATAGCAGAACCGCTAACTTTTAAGTCACCAGTTGCATTTGAAGTCATTACAACTGTGATAGGAGCTCCAGCAATAATGTCAGTTAATAGATCTTTTGGAGAAATACCAGTAGCGCTTCCATCCTCCTCAAACAAGCCTTCAGCATTCATAGTCCAGCCAGCAAGCCCAATTAAAAATTCTTTATAAGCGCCACCATCTTTATTGGTTGCGTCAATAGTGTCGCGAGTTAATTCAAAATCGCTTGAAGTAGCGTTAGCTACTTTTGTCAATGTTCCTGCAACGTCCTTGTAGATTGCTATCAAGGTTCCGTTTACTAGCCCAGTAGTTGCCATAGTATGATTATTTTAATTTATTTTCTACAATTTTACCTATTGCGCTGATAACCATTGTTACAATTTGGTTCCTGTTTGCGTCAACGGTAGGTCTAAAAAATGGAGCTGGTTTCATGAATCCAGTATATTTTCCACTTTTATGATAACGCTCTACAGTTCCATACTCAAAAGCATACGCTAGATTTGCGGCTTCGCTTCCAGTACTATATTTCAATCCTACAGCAACCGATAAGGGGTATTTACTAGGATTGCTAATAACACCCATACTTGCGCGTATAAAAGTAGCAGGAGATGCTGCTTTCAATTTATTTGATAGTTCATTTGCCGCTGGTATCAGCGCCTTTTCCCTTAACTCCTTGTCGCTTATTTGCTTCCCAAGTTTTTTAAGGTCTTTTGCCAATTTATCTAAATCACTTCCCGGCATTGCACTTTTTGATACATCCTTCTATCAATTTCAGACACGGCAATAATATTTAAATAGACGCCATCATGTTTTATCCTATCTTTTACAGTAAGATCAGACAAGTATCTAATTTTGAGATTAATATTTTTATGGTTTTCCCATTGATCCCCATTCACATCCTCTGACCCTGTTAAATATTCTATACTCGCATATATATCCGAAACCTTTGTCCAAGTTTTTATTGGGTCACCATACTGATTTTGCTCGGATGTATATCTCCAGACCTCAACTATTTCGTCAAACCTTCCCGCGTTCATTATGCAAATGTTGATAATTTATATTTATTCAATAAAAAATCTGATCCATAAGGCATTTCAGTGGCGCTCACGCCAACAATTATATTTTGGCGATTGTCATAGTATTGCGCCACCATAAGCAAGCAGGCCATTTTTACGCTATCTGGGAAACTTTCAGGCTCAAAACCCTCTGTTACCTGTGCAATGTATTTGCTTTGAGCATCCGTTAAATTTGACGGCGTACTATTAAGATACAAATCAAGTCCAAAATTAGATAAAGGCTCAGGCTCAGTAATGTAATCAGTGAACGCTGTTAGTGCATTATTTTCATTGACATAATAAAACGCATTCAATGAAATCACACGCGCTGGAATGCGGCAATAATTACCCACAAGTAATGGCGAGCCGTTCAATGGATTAACCGTTGCAGGTTGCCCCACTAATTCGCCGAAGCCATAACGGCAAACACTTTCGCGCACCTCATAACCAACATAATGCGAGGCCATGTCAAGCGCCGCACTTATCAGATTGCTTATATAGGTGTCATCCGCCGACGTTGTGACGCGTAGATGGGTTTTCGCCTCAGCTACGGAAATGTAGTCAGTATCTGCGTTACTCACGCTCACTATGCGCTTGCCTATGATCATTTTTAATCGCCTTCCTCAGGATTGATTGGTTTCTTTTTCTTTGGCGCTTCATTAACTGCTACAGCATAACCTTCGTCAATTAATAATTGCGCTTGCTTTTCCTCCAAAACAGCTTCGTCACCCACGCTGTATGCAAGGTTTAAAGCTATTGGAAATTTAACAAATTTCACTTTCATGTTGGCTCCCTGGAGCGGCAATCAAGCGCCCCAGGGCACGCGGTATCTATAGGCCCCGCGCGGCCTGTTAAATTACGCTACGATATCTTTACAAACCGCAAACGCTTTAGGTTGCAACAAGTTTACATCCATGTAGCTGTTGAGCACCATGTTTGTTAAACCTGCAGTTGCTCCGCTGAATGGATCAACAGTCAACTCCATGCCTCCCCAAGACGCAATAGCCAATTTGCTGAAATCTCCGAAGATCATACCAGACAAAGCGCTAGAGTTTCCTTTAGACAAGTTGCTAGGCACGTTTGTAGTTACCGCTAATGGGTATCCATTCAACTCGCCTGCACCTGACTGCAAAATGAAGTTACCTTCAACACCTGATGCTTGACGTGCAGTGGTTTGCAAAGCAGCCTTAACTAATGGGTTGGTTAAGTAAGCTTGTCCCATTGCGTTGCTGTTTTCTACAGCTTTCATTGCATTTACAACGTCCGCCCAAACAACTGCTGCACCGTTTGCGTTAGTTGAGTTTGAAGATGCACCACCTGCGAAAATTACGTTGACATTGCTGTTACCGATAATACCGGTTGGTTCGTTGGTTCCTCCGCCTTTAATGGCCGCTTTTTCAAGCTCTTGAGCCATTGCATTGATCAAATATTGACGCACATAAGCATCGATGCTATTTGAAGATTGACGCAACAACTGATTTGAAACCTGGATAAACGCAGCCAATCTCTTTGGTGAAAAAGAAACCTTACCAAATGCAGGGCTTTTTTCTGTTGCAGTTCCGTTTTCAGTGTTCCAACCTGCAGATGGCTGTGTAGAAGCCTGAGGCAAATCAAGGTTTCCTGTCAAGTTATCAAAACGAGTTACGCCCAATCCGTTCAAAACGGTTGCTGGCAATAAAACGTCGATAATTCCACCAACATTGGTTTGAATGTTTACGCCACCCTCAGATCCAGAAGTTCCACCTGTAGCAGTCATGTCACGTTTGAAAACATCAGAAGGCAACAACACAGAGTGTGCAGCTACACTAACACCAGCGCGCTGAAACTCAGCTGCAGCCTCTTGGTGCATTTCAAATTCAATTCCTTCGCGACGACCTGTTGCAGCCATTTCAACAGCTCTTTTAAAGCTATATTTGTTAGCCATTTCGTTACGCTCGTTTTTGTCGCTGGTTGAAGCCGCGCCATATACTGGAGCAGATGCGATTTTTTCAGCTGCACGCTTTTGCAATTTCTCCAACACCTCAACCTCAGATCCAATTGAATCCAATCTTGCGTCGATTTCGTTAAATCTAGTTTTCTCAGTGTCAGTCATTGAGCGCTGTTCAGCGTTAATGCTGGTTTGCAAGGTGTTTAATTCTTCGATTAAACGTCCTTTTTCCTCGTGAAGAGCTTTAATTTTCATGATTATTTATATTTTAATTTTGTTATTTCTATCAAATCGCTTTCGTTTACCTTTTTTGGCTTAGTCGCTAATATGCTGCGAGCTTCGGCTACTGTGTCCTCGTAAGCTGGATATGTAACCGGGCTAACATCTAGCAACTTATCAATTTTACGAACGATGTGCATTGACATATCGCCGTATCTTTCAGACTTGCCCCATGAATATTCTTTTACGGTAAACGCAAAACTGCTTTGTGTTATGTCTCCGCGCATGATACTGCGAGCCACTTGCATGTGTAGTGGGTTTTCATAGTCGGGCACCCAGCTATATTCCAGGTTACCGTCTGAGTTAACCCATATACGCGCTGTGTTGCTTTTGGTTCTGCCCAAAATTGCCTCGGCTTCGTGATTGAATAGCACTCGTACATCATCTTCTAAAACTTCGTCGAACGCTCCGCGCTCTATTTTTTCCTCGAAAAAACGCAAATCAGTCACAGTATCAACAACTGCAGCAACACCACCAAACTCTTTTGGCATTGCATCGCCTTCGCTGCGATAATTTATTGAACCTATTGCTCTTTTAATTTTCTCCACGTGGATTATTAATTATGTTTTTGCTTAATAAATTCTGAATTTTTGCTTCTATATAATCAGCAAACTGATCTTGTGGCACCAAATTACCCTCAGCGTAGTAAGTGTCACCGCCTTCAAAGCCGTTCGCGTCCTCAAATGCTCTAGCTTCGTTTGGTGACAACCAACCGCCTCTGATGCCTTTATTGTAAAAATCAGCGCGATCATTTGCACTGGCTCTCAACAATGAATTGAAATTAAACTTGAAATAATAATAGGGCTTATCTATTTCCTGCAATAACTTTCTGTTTAATTCCTGTTCAATGTTTTTACAATACGCCATCAATGTGCGCGCGTAAAAATCTTGATACTCCTGTTCAACACTTGACTTTATCCCTTCCTTTGCCCCAATCATTGACGCAGGCACCCCAAAAATACGGGCAATTTCCTCAGCGCTAAATGTTCTAGATTCGATATATTGAGCCTCCTGTGGGCTAAGTGATAAACGCTCCATCTCTACGCCTTGTGGCAAAACGGTGCTGCGCATATTTCCGTCTATAACGTCGTCAAGTGATTGACGCAATGGCCTTGCCTGGGCTTCGTCAATTTTACCCGCAGATTTTAGCAAAAATTTCAATGTTCCGTTTTTGTAAACAGATGCGCTTGATTTTATCGCTGCTAAATCAATTCCTAAAGTTTCGGCATGTAACGTGATTGGTGATTTACCAACTAGCACGCTGTCAAGGCTCAAGCCTTTAAAATGTAACATATCAGTCGCAGGCACCACTGATGGGAAACCAGGCTGCTGCACTCGATAGAATAACTCGCCATCGCTCATGTACGGCGTTACATTGCTTTGATGTATAGGGTGTAATGCAATTGGAATAAATCTCGCGTCACGGTTTATAAATGCGTAAGCATTGCCATTTAACACAAGCTGCGAAACCATGTACTTTGTGAAATCAAATTTCGTTTGATACGCATTGGGCTCATTTACAACACTTTGCCCATAATGCGCGTAGATTATTTTCCGCTCATCTTCGCTCTCATAATAAAGCTTCAAACCAAGCGCGGCAATACCATCAGAAATAACGCGGACACAAGCGTGTACACTCGCTATACTCATGGCGCTTTCTTGGTTTACACTCTGCCCTGAGGTGGTTTGCTGCCCGAATAATGATGACAACGATTTTATTAGCCAATCGCTGGGAGCGGTTAGGCTACTACGCTTTTGCGCTGTTTTGAATATGTTAGGAAATAATCCCATTGGTGCAATATTAAATTTAATCTTATTCTACGCTGTTACATTTTACCCAACGCGATAGTGTTGCACGAAATACGCCATAACTACTGTATTTATAATGACCGTATTTAGATTTAAATAATTCCTCTACATACCAATAAGCGTCCTCATATTTCTTGTGGTGCGGGAGCGCAGTGTAGTAGGTGCGTATAAAATCGTCGTGTGAGTAGTTCATATTGATTGAAACCAAAAATCTTGGTTATTATTTTTTTGAGCCTCCTGTAAATACGTTCCAAGCGCCATGACAATAGACACGGGCCCGTCGACCTTGTCGCCGCTTTTACTTTTGTCTATTTTTATATTATCTGCTGGATCACGCTTCAACATCACATTACCCAACATCCAACGCGTTACCGGGTTGCCGTCGTGCTGCAAGTTGCGATTTTTAACCAATCGCTCAAATTCTTTCGTAGGCGCAGACATGGATCCAAAACCTTGACCAAATGGATACATGGTAATCCCAGCGTTCATCAAATCGTTAACTATCTGAGTAGCATTCCATCTATCGTAGGCAATTTCATGCATTTCGTACATTTCAGATAATTCTATAATTTTATGCTTAATATAATCGTAATCCGTCACATTTCCTTCAGTAACAGTTATATAACCATCGCGCGCCCAATTTCTGATTGCATCACCTTGCTGATCGTTTCTGCGCTTCGCAGCTTCGTCCGGGAGCCAATACCATGATCGCACAGCACCAGTGCTAGGCCAATAAAGTGAAAATGCGCAAAAATCCCCGGTTGTTGCTAAATCTAAGCCGCCGTAACATTCACCATGTGGTTCGGCGTCATTTTCGCATTTCATCCAATTTTCATCAGAAATCCATGTTTGCGCCGTATCTGTCCAAACGTTCAAAAGTTTAGTCTTAAACTCAACCTCTTTATGGCTTAACTCTTTCGCTTCCTGCAAACCTTCTTCTAATTGCCTTGGGTTTACACTCACGCCGTAGTTGGGATTGGCCTTCGCCCAATTCAATGGGTTCATCCAATCGTCACCATCGTCAAGCGTGTATATCACGGAAAACAACGCATCATCGGTTATTGCGCCTTCAAGCACCTTTGTGCAATATTGCCTATGTCTATAACATGCTGACTCACGATTAAAGCCAGCTGTGGTAATAACAAACAATAATGGTTGCAACCTGGCTCCCATTGAGTTACGGATAACATTATACAGCTCATCATTGGGATGCGCATGATATTCGTCAATTACTGCAAAATGTGTATTTAGTCCGTCCTGCTTGCCTGGGTTCCATTCAAGTGGCCTATAAAATGAATTTCCGTAATTAATCCTACGGTTATTCACACTGTTATACACATTCACGCCTTCGGCTATCCAATCCACTTGTTTACATACACGAGCAGATTCTGAAAAAACCATCATAGCCTGATCAAGCTTTGTAGCTGCGCTGTAAATCTGAGCGCCTTCTTCGCCATCGGCAAGCAACCCGTAAAGCATCAAAGCATTGGAAAAAGTTGATTTACCATTTTTACGCGGAACTTCTACATATGCACGCGTATACCTACGCAACCCATCAGGTTTCACAAACCCAAATAAATTAGCAACAATAAAATGCTGCCAAGGTTCTAGCTTAAAAAGATTACTGGCGTAAGTTCCAACGGTATGCTCCAAAGATTCGATAAACTCAACAGCGTGCAAATATAAGTCTTCATTGAATATTATATCTGTTCGCTTTAAATCAGATTCAAATCTCTGTGCCGCTTTCGTTATCCACTTGCAGCTCGGTATCTCCTGCGATAATATCGCTTGGCAATATTTCTGTGCGCTGTTCAAAATTGTTTAATTGTATTTGTGCTAAATATTCGTTCCTGTAAAAAAACACGCTATCAGAGATCTCTCCGTTTTTGTCTACTCCGCGCCACTTATTCAAGTGTTTACGCTCAATGATGTAGCCTCCATTAATTGGCTGCTTTCTGAATAATATTTTTTTTGCCATTTTTCAATAAATCTAATTTTGCCACCTTTGCCACCGGTTGCTCTTGTTTTGATAATTCAGACATACCCAATAATTTCATTATCCGCTGCGCATTGGTTATTGCCTGGTTTCTAATTGCGATCCATGGCGATGGCATCTCACCACCAGTTCCACGCGTTGTAACTTTCTTTTTAGCCAATTTTGCGCAAGCTTCCTCATAGGTAGCCATTTCTACCGCAAACGCTTTTATTAAATTTAAATCCGCGGCATTTTTTTTGCCCGTAATTGCTTCAAGCGTTTCTGCGTAAATTTCCTCTTCTCTTTTACTATAAAAAATCATAAATTCCAAACAAATATAGACAAAAATTCAAACTTTTTTCTTCCTTGGGTGTGAAGAAAAC